TTCAACTAAATGTTTTGGTTAATAGAAAATAAAGAACAATTTAGAGAGTTTTGTAGTAAAGGTTTTAGAGAAGCGTTTGTTGAGATAATTCCAAACAACCCATTCCAACACCCTATTGAAAACTCGATTTGCGCATTCTATGTTCGTCCCATAGGTGATCGCAAGGGATACATTCTACCATTTACTCATAGTGAATGTGGTAGTTTGTTTGAGGATGAGGTGTATGTGTATTTAAAGGGTTTAGAGACGATATACGTTCGAGACAAGAAAGAATTCATACACTATACAATTTTAAAACAGCTTATAGACATAACCCTCGCCCTTCCTCCGTATATACCTCCCCGCACTACCGCACATACTATTTTATATGGCCGTTTCCCAAATATGTTGACCGTAAATCAACTCGTGCCAATTACCAAGCATTATGAGGTTTGCGAGCAAATATATGATGATTTAGAGCACCGCGTTAATTCCGTGGTAAATCCGTTCTATAATGACATAGCAACGTTGGTGTTTAACGCTATTGAACGAAGTGGAATAAAAATCAATAAAGAATTATATGGAAAACATTTTCACGAAACAGACTCAGAAATGGTCTATACGTCTTACAACTTTAAAACACTCACTACAAGACCTTCTAACCGCTTTGGAGGAGTCAATTTCGCTGCTATTAACAAAGAAGATGGTTCCCGACAATCATTTATTCCTCGTAATGATGAATTTATTGAGTATGATATTTCTGCTTATCACCCTACCCTTGCTGCTCGTCTTGTTGATTTTGATTTTGGCGATAGCGATATCCATGAGAGTTTTGCTAAAATGTATGGCGTGGATTATCAAAAAGCTAAAGAATTAACGTTCAAACAACTTTATGGAGGTGTCTTTGAAAATTATAAAGACTTACCATTTTTTAAAGCTACAAGTGAGTATATACGTACGAACTGGGAAACTTATGAAACAGAGGGAAAACTTATATGCCCTATTTCTAATCACGAATTTAAATACGACGAATTAGAGAACATGAATCCCCAAAAGCTCTTTAACTATGTGTTGCAAAACATGGAAACGAGCGTGAATATTAAAATTCTTTATCGTATATTGAAGCTATTAAAAAATAAGCAAACAAAATTAGTTCTATACACATACGATTCATTCTTATTCGATTTTGCTAAGGGTGAAGAAGATGTGATGGGACAAATACAAAATGTTTTTAAAGAATTAAAGTTATATATAAAAATTAAAAATGGAAGCAGTTACGACTTTAGATAATCCCTCTTATATTTATGGTATAGAATACGATTACGAAAATACCATAAACTATACTGATTTGAACAACAAGTTATTTTGTACCTTCACTACGTTGGAGGACCTTGACGATTTAGTAAATTCACTTACTAGACGATACGAAATTATGTACAACAAAATGTTTGTATTGCACGTCAAGAGCAATGACGAGTATGTTGTTACTTATAATGTTGAACAAGCCAACATCTCTAGCATCCCAGAAAACACAATTTTAGTTCATCGTAAAAAAGATAGCAACACACTCTATACGATTAACGCACTTAATGAGTTGATTAAAAGCTTAAATGGTGGTGTAGTAGACCCACGTTATCGTATTGAATGGCAACACTACAAAAACACAATTTTGTTAACCCAGCAAAATGAACTCAAACAATTAAAGACAAAAATCCACCAGATTATTGAACTTTAACTTGCTTACCCAAAATTAGTTTCGTACATTTAGTTTTAAACAAAAATTAGTTATATTATGGATTTAGACGTAATCAAACAGCGCCTGGAAGCCCTGTCAAAACCAGCTTCCAAATCAAACAACAATGACAAATCATTGTTCTGGAAACCTTCAGTAGGTAAACAAACAGTACGTGTTGTACCCTCGAAGTTCAACAAATCAACCCCATTTAGCGAATTGTATTTTCACTACGGCATTGGTAAGCCCGTAATGATTTCTCCTATCAACTGGGGTGATAAAGACCCAATTGTAGAGTTTGCTAAGCAACTCCGTAAGACCGACAATCCTGAAAACTGGAAGTTGGCTAAGAAAATCGAACCAAAAGTTCGTTATTTTGCCCCTGTAGTTGTTCGCGGTCAAGAAGACCAAGGTGTTAAATTGTGGCAGTTTGGTAAAGAATTGTATTCTACATTTTTGCAAATGGCAATGGACGAAGAAGTAGGTGATTATACTGACATCGTTTCAGGTCGTGATATCAAATTAAACACTGAAGGTCCTGAAGTAACAGGCACACCTTACAACCGCACTACAGCTTCTCCATCTATGAAGAACACTCCCGCCGGTGAAGGTGATGATGTTAGCAAGTGGTTGGAAGACCAAGTTAACCCAATTGATGTATTCAAGCGTGTATCATTCGAAGAAATGAAAGATGCTCTTCAATCATGGTTGACTCCTGAAGATGTAGCAGGTGAAGGTGATATTATCGACGATGAAAAAGAAGATGAGGTACCCCAAACCAACTACTCATTAAATACATCAGCTCAAGCAGTTAAACAATCTAAATTGGACAAGTTCGATTCTTTATTTGAAGAAGACGACGATTTGCCCTTCTAATTACAAATAAAATATGGCAAAAGCTAAGAGGAGTACTTCCCTATCGGCAGCGGTCTCCGCTGAAATTAAAGCAGGGTTTGACCTTACTAAATTTAAGGACAAAAAGGGCCTAACCGGTTCTGTTAAATTCAAACCACAACAATGGGTACCCCTTTCGGATGCTTTCCAAGAAGTAACAAGTGTGCCCGGTATTCCAACCGGCCACATTGTGTTGCTTCGAGGTCACTCCGATACAGGTAAAACAACCGCATTGATCGAAGCAGCAGTTAATGCTCAAAAAGCAGGTATCCTGCCTGTATTTATCGTTACCGAGATGAAGTGGAATTGGGAACACGCAACTCAAATGGGTTTGCAAATGGAAGAAGTTGTTGATGAAGAAACAGGCGAAATCCTCGATTACAAAGGTTTCTTTATTTATGCTGACCGTGAAACCATTCACACAATTGAAGATGTAGCAGCATTTATCGCTGACTTATTAGATGAACAGAAAAAAGGTAACTTGCCTTATGATTTGATGTTCTTCTGGGACTCAATTGGTTCTGTACCTTGTGAGTTGTCTATCACTTCTAAAAAGAATAACAACGAATGGAACGCAGGTGCGATGAGTACTCAGTTTGGTAATGGTATAAACCAAAAAATTACATTGTCTCGTAAAGAAAGTTCACCATACACCAATACACTAGTATGTGTTAACAAAGTATGGACAGCTAAGCCTGAAATGCCTATGGGTCAACCCAAGTTGATGAACAAAGGTGGTTTTGCGATGTGGTTTGATGCTACATTCGTAGTAACATTCGGTAACATTGCTAACGCTGGAACTAACAAGATTAAAGCAATCAAAGACGGCAAACAAGTAGAATTTGCTAAGCGCACTAACCTCCAGATTGATAAAAACCACATCAATGGTATTACAACTAAAGGTAAAATCATTATGACGCCTCATGGTTTTATTAATGATACAGATAAAGCGCTTAAAGAGTATAAAGATGCACACTCAAAAGAATGGGCTAACATTTTAGGTGGAGGTAACTTCGACATTGTAGAAGAAACTGACATGTTTGAACCAGCTCAAGAGTTTGCTAACGAACCAGATTGATTATGGCAAATAGTGATTTACTAAAACTCCTAAACGATGTCGTTGAGGAGAATGACACCCCCTCCTCTCCGCATGATCGAGTTCTGCTTATCGACGGTCTAAATCTATTTTTTAGGAACTTTGCTATGCTCAATATTGTCAATGAGCATGGTGTTCATGTAGGTGGTTTAGGTGGGTTCATTCGTTCCCTAGGAACTTTAATAAACACTATCCAACCAACATCAGTCTATGTAGTATTCGACGGGGAAGGTTCCTCTACAAACCGTAAGAACCTTCTCCCCGAATACAAATCAGGCCGTCACGTTACTAGAGTTACCAACTGGGAGATTTTTGATAATGTAGGCGATGAACACGACTCTAAAGTCGATCAAATTGTTCGCGTAATACAATACCTTAAATGCCTACCAGTTAAAACAATAGCACTAGACAAAGTAGAAGCAGACGATATTATTGCTCACTTGTGTCAAGAACTTCCTGCAAAATACAACTCACAATGTTTTATTGTATCAAGTGATAAAGATTTTATCCAATTAGTAAGTGATAAAGTTACAGTATATCGCCCTATTGAAAAGGATTATTACACACCTGACACAGTAAAAGAAAAATTCGGTGTATTGCCTGAGAATTTTTTACACTATAAAGTATTACTAGGTGATGCTTCAGATAAAGTACCAGGTATTAAAGGACTTGGTGCTAAAAAAATCGGAAAATTATTCCCTGAACTTTTAGAGCGTCATATGACGCTTGATGAACTTCTAGAATTTTGTGCTTCTAAACATAAAGAGAATATTATTTATTCTCGTATTGTCTTTGAAGAAACTAACCTACGTAAAACTACTCGTATTATGGATTTAGCAAACCCAATGATGGACGAGTTAGAAAAGAAGTTCGTAAGTGATTCAATAGAACAAGAAACACCCGTGTTAAACGTAAAAACTTTTCTTAGATTATATCAAGAAGACGGTTTGCGTCATCTAATCAAAAACGTAGAGTTTTGGATTAACAATCAGTTTCGAACATTAAACAGTTATAAAAAATGACATTAAGTGAACTCGACAAATATGGCCCTCAGTTCCAAGTGAAGGTTTTGTCCTCATTATTGAACCATAAAGAGTTTTTAACAAACGTCCACGACATATTAGATGAATCTCACTTTACAAACCAAGCACACAAATGGATTGTAAGTAATATTTTATCTTATTATGCCAAATACCATACAACTCCTACACCTGAAGTTCTAAAATCTGAATACGAAAAAGTAACAAATGATGTTCTTAAAATTTCAATTAAAGAACAACTTCGTGAAGCTTACAAATTAGCAGATACCGATTCTGAATATATTGAAGGCGAATTTTCAGCATTCTGTAAAAACCAACAACTTAAAAAAGCGCTATTAAACAGCGTAGATTTACTTCAGGCACAGGATTATGATTCTATTAGAGCAATTATTGATTCCGCGTTAAAAGCCGGAGCAGACAAAAATTTAGGACACGAGTATGTTAAAGATATTGAAGCACGTTATCGAAACGAACAAAGAATTACTGTACCAACCCCTTGGGTTGAATTTAATGAATTACTTCAAGGTGGCCTCGGAAACGGAGATTTTGGTCTTATGTTTGGTGGCCCAGGAGCTGGTAAATCTTGGGCGTTAGTAGCAATAGCAGGTCATGCCGTTAAAATGGGCTTTAATGTAGTTTATTATACTTTAGAATTAGGTGAAGATTATGTAGGACGTCGTTTTGATGCTTACTTTACCCAAATCCCAGCAAACGAAATTACATTCCACAAAGACAAAGTTGAAGCAGTTATGGGTAAAATCCCAGGTAAACTTATTATCAAAGGATTCTCACCAGGTAAAGCATCTATTTCATCAGTAGAATCACACATTCAAAAATGTACTGACTTAGGAACAAAACCCGACTTGATTGTTATTGACTATGTTGACCTTCTTCGTTCAAAAAGAGTGTCTCGTGAGCGCAAGGAAGAAATTGATGATATTTATACAAGCACAAAAGGATTGGCCCGCGAGCTTAACATCCCAGTTTGGTCTGCATCACAAGTTAACCGCCAAGGCGCTCAGGATGAAGTCATCGAAGGACATAAAGCAGCGGGCTCCTATGACAAAATGATGATTACAGATTTTGCAGCATCAATTAGTCGCAGAGCTAAAGATAAACAAACAGGTATAGGACGTTTTCACATTATGAAGAATCGTTACGGAATGGATGGATTAACTTATGGAGCAAACATTAATATTGCTATCGGTTCCTTCCAGTTAGTAGATGAAAACGAACTAGAAGATACCTCGCCGCAAGAATCTAATACAAATTCAGGTTTCGCTAATAATAATTTCAGTATGACTGAGATTAGTCAGTTGCGTAACATGTTGAATCAATAATTTAATAAACTTAAAATGGCAAAGAAGAAATCTCTATTGCAGGAACGCATTATTTATAAACCTTTCGAGTATCAAGAAGCATACGAATATTGGCTCAAACAACAACAAGCACACTGGTTACATACCGAAGTGCCTATGATGAGTGATTTGAACGATTGGAAACAAAACTTAAGTGATACTGAAAGAAATATTATTGGTTCTATCCTCAAAGGATTTGCCCAAACAGAGACAATTGTAAATGATTATTGGTCAGGGTTGGTAACAAAATGGTTCCGTAAACCAGAAGTTATTATGATGGCTACAACATTTGGCGCATTTGAAACAATCCACGCCGAAGCATATTCTTTATTAAATGAAACACTTGGACTTGAAAACTTCGCCGAATTTATGGAAGATGAGGCTACGATGGCTAAAATTGAAAACCTTACTACTGTTAGGGATAGTTTCGATGGTAAGATGGATATCCATGAAATTGCTAAATCCCTTGCCATTTTCTCAGCATTTACCGAAGGTGTTAACTTATTCTCTTCCTTTGCCGTGCTCCTTTCTTTTAAGATGCGAAATAAGCTTAAGGGTGTGGGTCAAATTGTTGAATGGTCTATTAGAGACGAATCAATGCACTCCGAAGCAGGATGCTGGTTATTCAGAACCCTTATCAAAGAACACCCCGAACTAAAAACACCTGAATTAGAAGCAGCAATTAACGAAGCAGCTTTATTATCATTAAAACTTGAATTAGACTTTATTAATAAAGTTTATGAACTTGGTGATTTAGAGGGTTGTAATCAATATGATTTAGAACACTTTATCAAAAACCGAGTAAACACAAAACTTTCAGATCTAGGCTACCGTGCTATTATAGGTGATGTAGATATGACTGCAGTTGATAGAATGAAGTGGTTTGATCACCTTTCAGCAGGTAAACAACACACTGACTTCTTTGCGAATCGTGTTACTAACTACTCTAAAGGACATATGGAATGGGACGCTTCAGCACTTTTCTAATATTATTTTTATTATCGTTTTCGATGTTTGGAAGTCACCTCTCTGGGGGTGACATCCAATATCGTTATATTGGTGACTCAACTGGTGTTGCTCGCCAATACAAAGTAATTCTCCGTTTATATAGAGACGTTACAGGTATAGGTTTACCAACAACAGAAACAGTTACAGTAAGTTCTAATTGTTATGGTAATATAAATGTACCAATGACATTAGTTCCTGGTTCTGGGATTGTATCGCCTACATTATTTGATTGTGTTGTATCTAACCCAACCTATACTAAAACATTAGAAGTTTACATGTATATTGGTTATGTAACATTACCAGGTAATTGTAGCACTTATCGTTTTTGGTATCAAAATTGTTGTAGACCAGGTGGTATCACTAATATAGCAGGTTCAAGTGGAGCTGGATTTTATTTTGATGCTGAATTAGATAATGCTTCACAGGGGCAAAATTCATCACCTATCTTTGTTAGTGAACCAGTTAGAGCATTTTGTGTTGGTAATCCTTTCAATTGGAAACAAACAGCAATTGAAGAAGATGGTGATTCAATAGTTTATTCACTTATCAATTGTAGGCAAAACGCTTATCCTAACCAAACAGATATTCCCTATTTAGCA